CCTCACATCGACCTGATCAACGCCGAGGAAGAGGCCCGCATCCGCGAGCTGATCGCCGCCGGCACCTGGCCGGATGGCTGGGGCGGCGACGAGCCGATCGCTACCACTCCACTCGACAAAGTCTTAGCCGACGGCGCGGTACAGCCGCTGCTGTTCGTATAAGGAATCCGCCGCATGAACACCTACCGTCATACCTTCGTCGCCACGTGCCCAGCGGACGGTGAGCAGATCATCTACAGGCTGGAGATCTACTCGCCCACGATGATCCGCGTCGAGCACATCCGTACCGCAACCGCTCTGATCAAACACGGCTTCCAGGAGGAGATCGCGGATCGCCTGCAGGCCCAACTCGGTGGCGAGCACCGCATCGTCGGCGTTCACCAGGGCGTCGAGATCGAAACCGTGAGGTTGCCGGCGTGATGATCCACTACCACGGCACCCCAATCGGAGGCACTCGCCAGGACGCCGCGCGTTTCCTCGCTGGGCGGCATGCATTGGTCCCGTTTCCGCGCCAAGACGACGTCGCCATCGTTGCCGAGGTCTGCCAGAGCTTCTGCTTCGACAACGGCGCGTTCTCGGTCTGGAAAAAGGGCGGAACGCTCGACGTCGAGAGCTATCTCCGGTGGGTCGACGACTGGCGTCGACACCCAGGCTTCGACTGGGCGCTGATTCCTGACGTGATTGACGGAGACGAAGCCGACAACGACCGGCTGCTCGAGCAGTGGCCTGAGCATTTTCCGGGCGTCCCGGTCTGGCATCTGCACGAATCCCTGGAGCGCCTACAGCGCCTGGCCAGCGCCTGGCGGACGGTTGCCCTCGGCAGTTCCGGCCAATGGGCTACGCCCGGCACGGCGCCCTGGTGGAAGCGCATCAGCGCAGCCATGAACTCCATCTGCGATGCCCACGGGCGGCCGACCTGCAGGCTCCACGGCCTGCGGATGCTCGACCCGAAGATTTTCGGCCGCCTGCCGTTCGCGAGCGCGGACAGCACGAATGCTGCAGTCAACGGCGGCAGTGTCAGCAGGTTCGGCATTTATCCCCCGCCGACTGCTGGCCAACGCGCAGCAGTGATTGCCGATCGCATCGAAGCCCACAACTCAGCACCGGTCTGGACGCGCAGCGGCCAGGCCGAACTCTCGCTTTGAAGGAACCCTCTGCATGATTAAGCGCACCCTCTACCACTTCCACTTCTGCTGCGGCCTGGGCGGCGGTGCCGCTGGCTTCAACCGGGCGCGTCCGCGGGTCGGCAACGCCGAAGCCGAATGGGTCTGCCTCGGCGGGATCGACGTGGACCCAGCCGGCCTGCGCGACTTCGAGCGACTGGCTGGTGTCCCGGGCACCCTGCTGGACCTCTTCACCCGCGACCAGTACGTGCGGTTCCACGGCAAGGAGCCGCCGGCAGGCTGGCGGGAGGCGACCCCGGAAGATATTCGGCGCGCCGCCGGCGGGCGCCGGCCGGATGCCGTGTTCATCAGTTCCCCCTGCAAGGGCGCCAGCGGCCTGCTGTCCGAGAAAATGAGCCTGACCCCGAAGTACCAGGCGCTGAACGAGTTGACGCTCCGCTGCATCTGGCTGATGGGCGAGGCATGGGCTGATGACCCGGTGCCGCTGATCGTCTTCGAGAACGTCCCGCGTCTCGCCAGCCGCGGCCGGCACCTGCTGGACCAGATCAACAGCCTGCTCGGCGGCTTCGGCTACGCCGTGGCGGAAACTACTCACGACTGCGGCGAGCTGGGCGGTCTGGCCCAGTCGCGCAAGCGCTTCCTACTGGTCGCGCGGCACGTCGAGAAAGTGCCGCCCTTCCTGTACGAGCCAGAGAAGAAGTCGCTCCGCGCCGTCGGCGACATCCTCGGCCGCATGCCGCTGCCGGGCGACATCGATGCCGCGGGGCCAATGCACCGCATCCCATCGCTGCACTGGAAGACCTGGGTGCGCCTGGCCTTGGTAGAGGCCGGCAGCGACTGGCGGAGCCTGAACAAGCTGGCGATCGAGGACGGCCACCTGCGCGACCTGGTAATCGTGCCGGAGTACCGCTCCGGCTACATTGGGGTGCAGGGTGGGACGACACTGCCAGCACTATCGCCGGCCGCTCCGGCCCTACCAACGGCGCATTCTCGGTAGCCGATCCTCGCTACCGCCAAGCCGCAAACTGGAACCACGGCCAGCAGTTCGGGGTGATCCGCTGGGCCGAGTCAGCGCCGACTATCCCAGGGCAAACGATGCCAGGCCAAGGCACATTCAGCGTCGCCGACCCGCGCCCCAACTGGAACCGCCACAGCGGCAACTATCGGGTGATCCGCTACGACCAACCTGCAGGCACCATCATCGCCGGCGGCAAGGGCGTCCAGGGCGGCCAGCAGTCGGTGGCAGACCCGCGCATCCTGCACCGCGGCAAGGGCGACAACTACCTGACCGGCGGTCACTACGGGGTGATCGGCTTCAACCAGCATTCCGGCGCCATCGCGGCCAGCTCCCGCTACGACAGCGGCCGATTCAGCGTCGCTGATCCACGCATCCCAGCAGCGGACGAACGCCTGACCTGCATTATCCGCAGCCTCGACGGCACCTGGCACCGCCCCTTCACCACGCTGGAAAAGGCAGCCCTACAGAGCCTGGTCGAGCCCGAGGAATACCTGGTGCTCGACGGTATGAGCGACAAGGACTGGAGCGAGCGCATCGGCAACGCCGTACCACCGGCCGCGGCCGAGGCCATCGCCGGCGTGATGGGTACCACCCTGCTGCTGGCCGAGCAGGGCGAGACGTTCATGCTCAGCAATACGCCGATCTGGGTGCGCCCGGTTGCGGTGGCACTGAGCGTCGCGCAACGGGAGGTGCAACCGTGAACACCGAACAGTTCATTCGAAACGCGGCCGCGCGCGGGCTTTCCCGGCGCGCCACCATGCACGCGCTCGGCATGGGCCCCTGGAAGTTCCGGGAACTGCTGACCCTGATGCCGGACATCACCTGGCCGGCACGCGGATGCTCAGCCGACCACCAGCGTGCGAACGAGCAGAAGCGCGGACACTGTACGCCGGCGCAGGCCGCAGCGCTGGAGCGCGCGCACGAACGCTGGAGCGAGAGCCGACGCTTCACGGTCGACGGCGTGACCGGGACCATCGCCGAGCTGGTGGAGCACTTCCAGAGCCCGGTCCACGCAACGACCGTCCGCCGCCGTGTCGCCGCCGGCATGAGCCTGCGCGACGCACTCCTCTCCCCGCGCCAGCAGCCCAAGCCCGGGCGCCGGCATCCCTGGAACAGCTCACAGCAGCAGGTGCAACCATGACGACGAACCAGAACCACCCCGACGATCATCTTGCAATTGAGGCGCTCCACAGCCGCTATCTCAATGTCCTGACCGGACGCACCAGCGATCACCTCCTGATGTTCCAGGACGAGGCTTACGCGCTTGGCCGCGCCCGCGGGCGGCTGGACGTGTTCCGTCTCGACCTGCACCTGGAGCGCCAGCGCCGGTTCAGCGAACGCACGTTCGGGCCAGGGTCGCGCGCCGCTGGCGTCATCGACCACATCCGCAAGGAGTTGCGCGAGATCGAGGAAACCCCCGGCGACCTGGCCGAGTGGATCGACGTTGTGATTCTCGCTCTGGACGGAGCCTGGCGCACCGGCGCCACTCCCGCGCAGATCATCGAAGCCCTGGTCGCCAAGCAGACGAAGAACGAGGCGCGCACCTGGCCGGACTGGCGCTCGGCGCCGCCCGACAAGGCGATCGAGCACAACCGCGCGGACGACCCGATCGACGACAACACCTACTTCGTCATGCGCAACGCCGGCGGCGCCGTGTTCGTGAAGCACGGTCCCTTCTTCCGCGACCAGGGCGGCCTGACAGAGGACTGGGGGAAGAACTGGACGCGCATCAGGGCCGGCAGCCTCAAGCATGCCCGCCAGGTCGGGGAGGAGTTGCTGCCGTGATCCAGCGCATCTACCTCGCCGGGCCTATGACCGGCCTGCCGGAACACAACTTCCCCGCGTTCCACGCCGAAGCCGCGCGCCTGCGAAGCCTCGGGTACCAGGTCGAGAACCCCGCCGAGCACGGCGAGATTCCGGGCTTCGAGTGGGCCGACTACCTGCGGCTCGACCTGCAGAAGCTGCTCACCTGCCAGGCAATCGCCCTGCTGCCCGGCTGGATGGACTCGAAGGGCGCCAGGCTGGAGTTCACCGTAGCCACCAACCTGGGAATGCGCGCTCTGCACGCGGAGCACATCACCGGTCCTGCGGAGATACCGACATGAAGAACCAGGCCCCGCTGGTGCAGAGCGAGGCCGAACTCTGCGCGGCGTTCATCGACGAGTTCAACCGAGTCCCCGGCTGGACCTGCTACCCGGAGACTGCCGGGTTCGACATCTTGGTGGTCCATGAGGATGGCCGGCAGATCGGCGTCGAGGCCAAGTTGCAGTTGAACGCCAAAGTGGCCGACCAGATCCTGCCGCAGTACTGGCAAGACCGGTACGGGGCGCCCGGGCCAGATCACCGCTTGGTCATTGTCGGGCGGATCACCGAGGCCAGCCACGGAATCGCGCGCCTGCTTGAAATGTGCGGCATCGCAGTGCTCGCGCCGTCCCGCGGACACCGTCGGCGCGACGGCAAGCTCGTCGACTTCCCCGAGTTCCACTTGCGCCACTGGCTCCAGCACTCCAGTGGACCGCAATTGTTCGACTGGAACCCCGCGGAACGCTGCCATGTCCCGATCGTGGTCCCCGACGTGCCTGCCGGCGTTCCGGCTCCGCTGCGGCTCACCCAATGGAAGGAATGCGCGCTGAAGGTGATCGCCACGCTGCGCCGCCAGGGCTTCATCACAACGAAGCAGATCGCCGAATGCGGCGTCAGCGCGACGAACTGGACACGATCCTGGCTCGACAAGGGCGCCGAGCGCGGCACCTGGGTTGAATCGACCCGCATGCCAGCGTTCGACCAGCAGCACCCCGAGGCCTTCACCAAGATCCAGCAGGCGCTGGAAAAAAGCGCCCAGCCCACCCTCTTCACGTGAGCACCGCAATGAACCGCCCCACCATCTGCCGCACCACGGGCCAACGGATAGGCCTGTGCAAATGCTTCCGCTGCCGGCCGCCGGCGCCGGAGCAACCGGAGACACCACAATGTCCTCTACCCAACACCAACTGATCGAGCAGTGCGCCACCCGCCTGCGCGGCATCGTCGAAGCCCTGGACAACATCCACCACACCAGCCCGCAGCGCTGGTTGACGGACCTCGACGACGTTCACTCCTCAGCCGAGAGCCTGCTGGCCATGATCAAGGACCAGGCGCCGCCGTCCGAAGACCAGTTGATCGCCGCAGGCCTCAGCTACCCGCTCGCCAAGGAAGATGCCGTGAAGCTCTGGTACGCCGGCTTCAGGTCCGAAGTGGTCACTGTGCTCGAGGCCTGGGAGGCTATCGGCCATGACACCGGAATAAACCCTGACAAGGAAGAGTTGCTGGAGTCTCTACGCAACATGGCGGCGATTTGCAATGCGCACGGCAATGACATGCCTGCCCAGTCGGCAATCGACCAGCGCCAGGTCATCGCAGACGCCATCACCGGCGCGCTAGCGTTCGGCGCCCAGGCCAGCCAGCCGCCGGCGGAGGATCACTGGCTTCGTCCGTTCTACGACATCGGCCGCGCCGAGGGACAACGCACCCAGGAACTGGCAATGCTGGTTCGCATGCTGGCCAGTTCCCTGAAGCGGCATGCCCCGGAAAGCAACCTGGTGGCGCGCGCCACCAACTACCTGGCCGCCAAGGGCTTGGCCGGCACACCGCTTCGTGACCCGCCGGCACCGGTAGAGCAGGCAGGCAGAGATGTTGAGCCAGCACCCTGCCCCTTCTGCGGTGGCGAGGTAGACCCCACGGGCTGGCTTCGCGGCGATGGTACACGCGGTCCAGAGTGCAACTACTGCGGCGCTACAGCGCGGAGCATGGAAGCCTGGCAGACCCGTGCCGCCCTGTCGCACGCGCCGACCAGTTCGGCATCCCCGTCGTGCAAATGGACCGAAAGCAGCGGCATCTGGGAAACAGGTTGCGGCCAGACCTGGAGCTTCATTGAGGACGGACCAGCAGAGAACGGCGCGCTGTTCTGTCACCACTGTGGCGGACGCCTGGTCCTCATCAAAAGCGACGACCAGGAAGATGACGGTGAGCCGTGCCCGGAATGCATGGAACACGGCTGCAACGGCGAATGCGCTGGCCACGGCGCGATGGGTGACTGAAATGAAACAATCCCAATTCAGGGCCGAGCTGGTCAAGATCATGCCCGGCTACAACTGGACGGTTCATGCGAGCCGCAGCAGCGAAAAGCGGTTGGTCGCCACCGGCACCCAGTCCAGCGGCTTCAACCGGCTCTCGACGCTGCGAGTGGAGCGGCGTGACAACTACGGTGCTTCCGGCAAGCCCCGGTACGAGGTGAAAAGCGCCGGGTATGGAACGCGGGCGCCGTGGCTGCATACCGCAGAGGGTGGAACGCTGGCACGAGCCCTTCGCTCGCTTCAGGAGCACTACGAGGGCAATGCGCGTAAGTACAGCATCCACGCGAGCGACCTACAGCGTGGACGGATAGCTACCCCGCCAACGCCCGGAGCTTCTACAGATGAATGACTACAAATCAGCCTTCGACGCCGCGGCCGCCGACATCAGCGCGATCATCGCACTGCTGGGGTTCACCAAGTATCCCGGCGTTGATCCTGTGCTGCGCGCAATTGCTGACCTGATACTCGAAAAAGCCGAGAACCAGGTGCTCAGGGAGGAGCGCGACGCCGCCCTGGCCAATGTCGATGCCCTCGCAGTGCAGGTGTTGAAGCTCGGCGGGACTATCAGCTTCGCCCATCACCGGACCGACCAGGCTGGGCAGGTGCCGCAAGCATGGCTAGACGTGCAGGCCGAGCGCCGCCGACAGGTGGAGGCGGAGGGCTGGACGCCGGAGCACGACGATGCGCACAGCCACGGCCAGATGGCCCGCGCCGCCGCCTGCTACGCCCTGGCCGGCTCCAGCGCTCCGAGCGATGGAACCGCTGCCCTGCTGGTGTCGCTCGCATGGCCCTGGGATGAACAGTGGTGGAAGCCGACCAGTGCACGCCGCGATCTGGTCAAGGCCTGCGCCCTCGGGCTGGCCGAGATCGAACGTCTCGACCGGGCAGGCATATCGCAAAATCCCCAGCCGGGAGCCACCACGGCCTCTTCCTGAGGCCAGTCCCGGCTGGGGCGAGAATCCTAACACTCAATTTCGGCCCCGGGCGATCGCCTGGGCGGAGAGGCATTGCCCATGGAAACCCCATCTGAGTTCCTCTCGAAGGAGGAGTTGGAGGCCATGATCGGCGCCAAGTCATCGAAAAAGCAGGTCGAGTGGCTGGCATCTCATGGCTGGAAGTACGAATTGAATGCTGCGCAGCGACCTGTCGTCGGGCGGATCTATGCCCGCCTGCGGCTGGCCGGAGTGAAACCGAACGGAACGGTCGCTGTACAGGAACCGTGGACGCTGGATCTGTCGAAGGTGAGTTGAAATGCGGCCGAAGCAGCCGAAGAACAGGGATCTCCCGCCCCGGATGATTCGCCGGACCAGGAAGCTGAAAGGAGGGAAGTTGTGGGTTGGCTACTACTACGACGGCCGCGGCGAGGACGGAAAGAGGAAGGAAATCCCGCTCGGTACCGACCTGGACATGGCAAAGCTGGAGTGGGCGCGGCTGGATGCCAGTCCGGCTCCGAAGACCCTGCGCAAATGGGGTGACGTGTTCGACCGGTACGAAAAAGAGATCATCCCCGGGAAAGCGCCACGCACCCAAAAGGACAACCTCCTCTCGCTGACGCAACTGCGAAAGGCGTTTTCAGAAGCGCCGGTCGAGGCGCTCACCCCCCAAGTGCTGGCACAGTACCGGGACAAGCGGTCCGCGAAGGTTCGGGCCAACAGGGAGCTATCCCTCTTCTCCCACATCTTCAACATCGCCAGGGAGTGGGGGATCGTCACGGCTGAAAACCCGGTGAAGGGGGTTCGCAAGAACCGCGAGACGCCGCGCGACTTCTACGCCAGGGCCGAGGTCTGGAACGCGGTATACGGCGCGGCGCCACCGGAACTCCGCGACGCCATGGACCTTGCCTATCTCACCGCTCAGCGGCCGAGCGACGTGCTGATCATTCGGGAGGCGGACATTCAGGACGGGCACTTGCAGATCGCCCAGGGCAAGACGTCGAAGAAGTTGCGCATCATGCTCGATGTCGACGGCAGCCCGACGGCTCTTGGACAACTCGTTGCGCGGCTGTGCGAGCAGCGGCGCCAGCGCGGCGTAGCCGGCCCGTATCTGATCACAACGCCCGATGGGCGCCGGATGACATCCTCCATGCTGCGCATTCGCTTTGACGAAGCACGGTCGGCCGCCGCCGGCGCGGCGCTGGAGGAACTCGACGAGACCCTGGCCACCGCGATTCGTCAGTTTCAGTTCCGAGACATCCGCCCGAAGGCAGCCTCTGAAATTGCTGACCTCGGTCGGGCATCCAGGCTGTTGGGACACACCGACAAGCGCATCACCGAGACCGTCTATCGTCGTGTCGGAGAGATCGTGGAGCCAACGAAGTAA